TATTCTCTTGCGCATAAATGATTATAAACCCATTTGCTTCCATTAATGAATCGAAGTTATATACTTGCGCTTCGATTCCATTTTTGATGTGAACTTGATACATAGTTTTTAATTTTTAGTTGTGTTTTGTGCGTTGTGGATGCGCACCCCCCATTTCGTTTTTTATTTGGATAATTTGTTTTCGTATCCGCAGAACTCATTTGCAAAGTAAATTAAAATCCCTGCTTTGTTTTCATTCCATTCTTGTGCGCTAATTCCTAACTTTTTTGCACTTTCGATACATAATGAAATAAACTTTGGATTCTCTATTAAATCCATTCTTCTTTTCCATTCGCTTTTGATTGTTACTTCGTTTTTCATTTCCTTTTGTTTTTAGTTATATTTGTTTTGTGTTTGCAAATATATGTAAAGTTTTTTTGATAAAACAAGAAAAAAATGAAGAAAAATGTTAAAATATTTTTATTAGATAATAACTCATTGATTTCCAATGTTAAAAAAATTTACAAAAAAACATATAAAAAACCTTTTTCGGGTGAAGCAGGGGTACAAAAGGCGGTTATTGACTATCTTAAATACACTTATCCCCAAGCATTATACTGCGCTTCGGCAGGTGGTGTGCGAACTTCCATGAAACAAGCAATAAAAATGAAGGCAACTGGATACGTAAAAGGAGTTCCTGACCTTCAGATATTTGAACCAATGAATAATTATCATGGGTTATTGATAGAAATCAAAGATATTAAAGGTGTGGTTAGCAAAGAACAAAAGGAATGGATTAAGCTGTTAAACGAAAGGGGTTATTACGCTACATATTGTAAGGGGTTCGATGCCACCATTAAAGTAATAAATGATTATTTCAAAGGAGAGATATAACCATTGGCGCAAAATCGCGTTATCGCTTACTGCGAATTCGTTTGAAGCGGATGATTTGCTTCATGATACCATTGGGCGCATTCTTGAAAATAATTTGGAACATGTAAAAGATATCGAAGCGTATGTAGCTCACGCCATTCGAATAGCTTATTATTCTAATCGCTCATCTTATCACAACCTATACCGCAAACACTCCGAACTTTACGCGGATATTACCGATGAACATTTGGCTAACTTAGAACTTGAATCGGTATGGATGGCGGATCGGTTAACCAACGAACAACTTGACATATACATAAGCCGACTTCCTTTCTTTGAACGCGAAGTGTTTTACCTATATGCGCTCAATGATTTTAGTTACGATGAATTATCGCGAGAAACAGGGATACCGAAATCGTATTTATATCAGACCGTGAAATCGGCAAAAGATGAACTTCGAAAATCAATTATACGACTATGAATAAAATTTTAGAAATGGCAGCGAAACGAATGGCAATCTGTACTGAATGCCAAGCGTTTAATTCAACCGCGCGCACGTGCGGAACTCCTTTAAATAAACTCAATCCACTTGGTAACACGATGACAATCGATGGAGTAACGTTTAAACCGTGTGGATGTTTTCTCGATGTTAAAACTAAAATGACTTTGAGTGATTGCCCTGCCGGTAAGTGGGAGAAAGTTATTGATGGATCATTGTTAGATGACGCAAAAACACTTTTGTTTAATGCTAAATCAAAAGGTGCAATCGAGTTTAAGGATAGGCAGTTATTAGCCGAATTAAAGTCGTTAATGACGGGTAGACCAGAGAAAGTGACTGGTTGCGTGTCATGTGTAAATCAAACAATCGCCGAACTCAATAAACAACTAAAACGGGAAGAAGTGCTACAAATAGAAGAAGAACCACAAACACCAAAGAAACGTGGAAGAAAACCAAGAAAACCTAAGTTATGATGACTCTGCTTCTTTTCTTTTCTATATGCTATTCAACGATCGCTTCATTACTTATTGGGTGGATGGTCTTAATGATCCAAAAGCGAATGTTACCTTTTACTCGTAACAATTTTGTGGGGTTAATTGTTACAGGAATTTTTTGGTTACCGATTTTAATTTATTCATTGATTACCAACAAAGATTAATTTTTTTGATTGTTGAAAACACGAAATAGAACGCAACACAATTCATTTTATATTTGTTGTGTTCAGATGCTTTAGGTTTTCCCCCTTTCATTTTGGCTCTGAACACGTTAAAATGATTGGGGGATTTTCTTTGTATGAATAAATCAATATTACTCTCCATTGCCAATGGGAGATGCAAACGGCAAACTTGCGATATATCAACGCTTGGTTCAGGTAAATTCGCTATTCGCGAGATTGTTTGTTTTTCTTGGGGGGAGCTTTTTCTTTTCTTTCTTTTTATTTTTTACCTTTTTTTGTTTTTCTTTCTTTTCTTTTGAGTTATATTTACTTTTAAGTATTAATTAATAATTTATATATGACTATTGATTTTGATAATTTTATAGATTACCTTAAAAAAAATTTTGATGTAAAAAATCCTCCTATGATAGGGAAATTAAATAAAAGTCCATTTGGTGAGTGGTGGGTACATTTTCATGATGGAAAATCTTTACAAAAAATTGATGAATCAATTGATACTTCATCTTTTGAAAATAATCAAAAAATTGAATTTGAAATTCATTTAGCATCGAATCCTGAATTTACAAAAGATAGCACAAATAAATATAGAGCTTTTCCAGTATGATTATACTACCTGCACAAATCGAATCTATCAAATCGAGAAAGGATAGAACCACAGCCATTGTAATAGGCACAAATGAAATTAGTCCATCAATAGCAGGTCAATTATTCAATCTTCAATCATCATTCGTTTATTGCGCTCTAAAAGAAGAGGAGTTCGCTACAAATGAGAAGGAGATAATAGATGATTTAAAAGCTGATTTTGAGATTGAAAAGAAATCGAATGGTCAAAGGTTGAGAAATGTACTTTATAAGTTATATGAACAAGATAACGAAGGATTTTTAACCTTTGTGAAATACTACGATCATAAGATGGAGCAGTTGATTAATCACTTTAAATCGAAATTGGATATATGAATAAAGAATATTGGAAAGGTGAAATTTTTGATGCTATCATGTGGCTTATTGCTTTTACTATCAAAATAGGTTTAGCAGCATTGGTTATTTATTCAGTTGTTAAATTTGTAAAATGGTGTTGGTCTTGTTAATATCAGTAATTATCAACTATGTCATTTAAAAAAGGCGAAAGCGGAAACCCAAATGGAAGACCTCATGGTGCTAAATCTGAAAAGACAAAGCAATGGGAATCACTCGGTGAATCCATTACAGGACACCAAGCGGAGCAATTCAACGCGTTCCTCGATAAGTTGTGGAACTCGCGTAATGATGAAGATAAAATGATTGCATCTGAACTTTATCTAAAGACTTTAGAATACTTCAAACCTAAACAAGCGAGGACAGTTCACGCAGGGGACAATGACGCACCTGTTAACATCATTATCTCTGATAAGTTATGAAGGCGATAATTGAGTTCAACCTTGACGAGCCAGATGATATTGATGCTCACAAGCGATTCACTAATTTAAACGCTGTTTATCTTGCGTTGTGGGAGTTCGATCAAGAAATGAGAAGTATCATTAAGTATAATACCAAAGATTATAATGGCGAACAATTAGACGCGCTGGATAAGATGCGTGAGAAATTCCATGAGATATTAAATGAGAATCAAATAAAATTAGACTAATTATAAGGATGGAAAGTAATACCCAAAATGTTTTTAACGTGGCTATGTTGTTTGGATTATGGTTACAACAACCTACCCAACGGAAGCGATTAGCTAAAACACAGATGGCGGATTTATTCACTGAATGGATCAACGAAATTCAAAAGAAATATGAAGATTAAATTAGACCTTTCACCCGACAAGATAACCGTTGCTCAATTCGTTGGGTTCACGATGCACGAAGGCGATATAGTTAACGCGGTTCAATCGGTGACTGGCATGAAGCGAAGCGATGTGTTACTGCTTACGCCATCGCAGTTAACTGAAATAAAAGATGCTTTTGAAGTAGCATTACAAACCATCCCATCGAAGCACGTTCCACGATGGAAAAATTATGGATTTGTTCCCGACATTAATTCGATTTCGTTTGGTGAATGGTTAGATTTAGATTTAAATTGTAATGACTTCCCAAAGAACTTGAATAAACTATTGGCGATATTGTTTAGACCGATTAAAAGCGAGATTGGTAAGCGGTATGCCATCGAAGATTATGATGCCAACATTCATTTAAAGAACTCAGATGAGTTCAATGATATGCCTTTAATGATAGCCAACGGCGCAATGGTTTTTTTTTCGAATATCGAAAAAGAATTGTTGATTCATTTCCAAGAGTCTTCGCAGTTAGAGATGATGAATCAGATGAAGATAGCGATTCAGACGATGGAAGAAGCGTTGCAACAAGCGAATTAAGTACTAACTATGGTTGGTTTCATGTCATCGAAGAAATCGCTGATAGAGATGTAACCAAATTCGATGCAGTGATTAAGACACAAGCGTCAACAATCTTCGCCCATCTTAGTTATAAAATCGATTATGCTCAATTTCAGAAACAATTACTAACTAAAAAATGAGCATTTAGCTACATATATACATGAGTAGTTCATCTTTATACACCTATAACGTTATCATTGAGAAACTTCGCACGTTTGCGAACAATCATGAGTTAATTCGTAAGTTCACACACGGACAAATAAGCCAAGCGGATTTAGAGAAAGAAGATGAATTTCCATTTATGCACGTTGTACCATCGCAGTTTAGTATTGATGCTGGTCAGTTGACCTATTCGTTAGAAGTAATATTCGCGGATTTACCACGCGACAAAGAAGAAAAAACAGAATACCAACGCCACGCGTTAAGTGATTGCATTTTACTTTTTGCAGATATGGTTAATGAGATTGAGAATGGTCAGATATTCGATGAATCGGTTGTTATTACTAAGCCAATAAACTTTACTCCATTCATGGAGGAATTTAGCAACGTATTAACAGGGGTGCAAGGCACGATTGATATTACTGTTGACTACGAATGGAACGCTTGTGATATTCCTTATAAGCAAGACTAATGGCAAAGAAGGTACAATTTACAACTAACCAACCGAGCGCAACTACTGATTATCTCGCAGCGGATAATACTTGGAAAACTATTCCAGGCGGTGGTGGTGGTAGTGGTATTCCAAAAGGTACAACAAGCGGAACGGATACATACACGACAACCATTACAGGCGTTACAGCTTATAATGATGGCGATGCGTATTTGATTCGATTTGCAACGGGTAATACAACACAATGCACATTAAATATCAATTCATTAGGTGCTAAAGATTTATATCGGAATAACAATGGGTTGTTAATTGGTGGCGATATCATTGATGGTGCTGAGATGTTCTGTATTTATAATTCAGGCATGAACGGATTCCAAGTTATTGGAACTGCACCCAACACATTGTTAGCTTATGTAACAAACGCCGAAGCGATAACCATTACCAAAGGGCAACCTGTTTACGCATTCGGTGGTACAGGCGATAGGTTAACGGTTAAACTTGCGTATAATAGCACGGATGCAACAAGTGCGCAGACCGTTGGAATTGTATTGAGTTCATCAATAGCTGCCAATCAGAAAGGTTTAATCATTGTTAATGGTCAACTTGATGGGTTGAGTATTTTTCCAACGTCAACATGGGCGGATGGGGATGCGGTTTATTTAGGCGCAACCGCAGGAAGTGTTACGAATGTCAAACCAGTAGCACCAAACCATTTGGTGTATTTGGGATTCGTTACGACTGCGAGTAATGGCAGCGCAGGTCGTATGTATGTGCGTGTTCAAAATGGTTATGAGATGCAAGAACTCCACAACGTGAGCGCGGTATCTCCAAACAACAACGACATTTTAAAATACAATACAACTACTTCACTTTGGGAAACGAGTAATGCGTTAAGCACTAAGCAAGATACCATAACAGGCGCAGCGACTACAATAACAACTTCGAATCTTACTCCATCGCGTGTGGTGGTTTCCAATGGCGGTGGTAAATTAGATGTCGCGGTTACAACAACAACGGAAATCGGTTACGTGAATGGCGTTACTTCGAATATTCAAACTCAATTAGATTCCAAACTAACAACGAGCGCGTTTATTCAAAATAATGTACTCGCACAAGCGTTAGCAGGGGCAGCTTCACCAACAACAAGATACCACGCGGTAAGCGGTACGATTAGTTCGTTATCTACTCCGTTTCAAGTGCCGTTAGCGAATGCGTGTAATTTCTTGAATTTTTACTTTAGGATTTATTCAGCACAACCAGCAACGGGATCACTTGTCGTAACACTCCAAAAAAATGCTGTTGATACATCATTGGCTATTACCATAGCTGCAGGAAGTGCGATTGGAAATTACAACAATACGACTACGGTTGCATTTGCTGTTAATGACACTTGGCAAATTAAGATAGTTCAAAATGCCACCAGTGGATCAACGAGCATGGGCGGTTATTCTTTTAAAATAAATGGTATATAATGGAATATAAATTAGAAGATTTGGGAGATGTTATGAGGTTATCAATACCAACGGCAACATCATGGGGTATTATTTGCTTCGCTTGGGAAAAGTCAAACGTTGAATTTACTTCCGCGTTAGATAGTCAAGGTATAGATGTACTCGTTAACTTATTAGTGAGCGATCCAAACACAGCTTATCAATTATTTGTCAATGGCTAACACTCCACTCAATGACATAATGAATCGATTTGGTGCTGCGGTAGTAGAACGTGCCATGCTGAATCTTGGAGTGTATAGAACGGTTAAAGGAAAGAAACGCAGGGCGGTGGCGAGTGATACATTAAGAACATCACTTGCTTATTATTACAATGGTAAAAGTTCAAAGATTGAATTCTTCGCAAAAGGTAAAGCGGCTAATTATGCAAGTGTTGTAGAGTTCGGAAGGCGTAAAGGTGCGAAGATGCCACCAATAGAAGCGATTGTACAATGGATGAAAATTAAACCCATCCGTGTACGTGATGACAAGGGAAAGATTGTAAAACAAACGCCATCGGTAGTACGCAACGCAGCGTATAACATAGCCAAAGGAATTTCATTTAGAGGTATTCCACCGTTGTTTTATTGGCGTGATGCGGTTAACGATGTGATAGTAGAGTTCCAACCCGAATTCGAATTGGCACTTGAAAAAGAAATTAATTTAATAATTGAAGATAGCTTACAAAAGAAAATAAAAGTGTAATGGCATATACAACTGCAATAACAGGTTTAACAGCGCAAGGTAATAGCGCGTTTAGTGGTTTAATCTATTCGAATAATGATGTTTCGTTTACGATGACATCGAGCGAGTACGCGCAACCCAACTTTAAATACATCGTGTTAATTACCGACAATAACGCGGCATTAGATTATAAATTTTACATAAGTCAAAACGCGGTTAATAGCGGTGTATTTAACGCTAAAACAATCTTCAATCAGTTAGTGAAAAACGATATTGTTTATTCGGGTACTGATAACGTAATTCTTCAAACATCAACGCCTACATTAACGACTTCAAACAACGTGAACACGTTCACCGTTAAATTATATGAAGGTTACGATGTTGCAGGTGTATTTACCGAAGATGATAGCGTAGCGGTGTACTACGATTTAATGTGTGTCTATGGAAGTGGTAAACAGAACTTTATTGTGATGGGTACTAACGACACGAAACCACTTGCATTAAGTCAATGTTATGATGACGAAATAGGATTCAATAAAGAAACGTTAGCGCATCGATTAAACTTGCCATCATTGTTACAATCGGAGATTATTAATTGGCAATACCTTTCAAGGTCAAACATTACAAGCGTTATTGATAGCGCGTATAAGGTGGACACATGGATAGCAGATGATAATTTATATGTGAACGCTGGTTATCCATATAATGACATTGACCATTTTACTTTTGATTTATACGATGACAATCAAACGTTATTAGATTCTTTTGATATTCCGATGTCGTTTGGTTCGGGTTCGTTATTGATGTTACCAACAGGTTTAAAGAATTTAATTAATGGCGGTTACACGGATGCGATTACAGCAGGGAATACCGCTTTTTACGTTTACGCAGGTTATAATTCAAGTGACGAACAAGTTACTGCGAAGTATGGTTACTATCTTGTTAATGATTGTAAGTATAATCCAGTTCACGTGTATTGGCTCAATCAAATGGGTGGATGGGATAGTTACTCGTTTATCAAAAAGAACGAGAGAAATATTGAGGTTGAGAAAAAAAGATACAAGGCATATCAAGGTGACTTCAATACAGCTACATCAACCGGACCTTATGAAACAAAAAATTACACTCGTGAGTTAACCGAGCGCGAACCAATAGTAAACACGTTCATTAATTTAACGAGTGATTGGTTATGCGAATCCGAATTTAAATTTATGCGCGATTTATTCATGAGTAAAAGCGTATGGATGGTGGATGACAATGTGGATGGTTATTCAATCGTTCCCGTTATTGTTCAAGACAATAATTATTTAATGAAGCGCGAGCGCAATTCACGTAAGTACAACCAAACATTACGCCTACAAATTGCCAACAGCAATGAAACGTTAAACATTACAGCGAGTGAATACCCCATTCCATCGCCTACACCTTGCGAATATTACACTACATTCACGAAAGTTGGTGGTAATAACTCGTTAACCATTGGTTCGAATTATGGTAATGCGTGTAATGTGGTCGTTACTAACGCAACGAGAGGAAGTAATATAACGGTTCAAGTCAATGGTACAGGTGGAATAGTTCCAACGGTAGGCGATACGTATTACGTGCGCATTGATTATACTACTAATTGTCCAACACCTGTTACCCGTTTAGGATTTATCCAACTTGGTGCGGTATTAGGTGGTGGAACGCAAACTTCGTTTGATATGCAAAGTAATGGAACGCCAATTATCGCAACGGGTATTTGGGGAACGGGAGATACTTTTTATATGAAGCTACCCGTATGGAGTGGAGGTACTACATACAGCGGAAATATTTACGTAACTATTGGATTTGGTAACGACTGCGCATAACTATGGAAACAGCATTAATAATTTACACGCAAGATGGAAATGTTCCATATGTTGCAGACCTTTACGAAAATGAAACAATCGCACTTCAGTATTCGTTCAATGACATTAAAGATTTAAAACCTTCGGGTACTTACTCGAGAACGTTTCGAATTCCAGCGACTAACAACAACGCGCAGATATTTGGGTTCATTGAACAAAACACATTTCAGTTTTCTAACTTCAATCCGAAGCGAAAGTTAAACGCAATTATAACCGTTGATACTTTACCCGTGATGGAAGGCAGCATTCAATTTAAAGCTGCGTACACATCAAATGGGGTGGTGAGTGAATACGAAATTGTTTTCTTCGGAAACGTTATCGACTTCTTCAAAAATATTGGAGATGCGGATTTTAAAAACTACATTGGTGCGCAGTTACAAAATGATTATTCTTTTGTTGTTAATTACACGAATGTAACCGATGTCATTGCTGAAATTATCGGAGATAGAAATATTCAATTCACGATAACCGATAGAGGTAATAATTGGGTAGGCAGTTCCAATAGTGATAATACACGTTCAATTTATGCATATCCAACATACAACCTAAACAACCCATCACAATGGCAAGACCAAATTGATCAAATAATTAAAGTTGGTGAATTGACTTTAATGGTCAAGGCGCGTTACATCTTCGATAAGATAATTGAGTTAAGTGGGTTTAGTGTTAATGATGTCGCGAGTGATACGTTATTAGACGAACTTAATCGTTTGTATGTAGTATGGACAAGCGAAGCGAATATTACTCAACAGGTTGGAAATCCCGAAGCTGCGAAATTTGTTTTACGTGATGGTATCGATGGCGATACATTTACAGGTTCATCATTTACTTCATTGACATTGGGCAATGGTGCGGTGATTTATCAATATCCAATACCCAATTTAACGGAAGTAGTTGATCCAAATAACTACGTTGTAAGCAATGTGTTTACCGCTCCATTCAATGGGCGTTATACGATTAAATCGGTAATTAATATCGAACAACCTTCATCGATTAGTCATGGTTTACAATTAGGTTTATTGATAACTGATTTAAATGGCGATAAACGACTTTCAATAAATCAAACATCAAACACAATATTTTTAAATGTTGATCCAGCATCTACGTTCCCATTACAACAAACTGCATATACCGGAATTGGTCAAACATTTGACACGGATGTTTATCTAAATGCAGGTGAAACAGTACAACCAATTCTTTGGTCGGGTAGTGATATTGTAAACATGAGTGAAACATTAACGTTTCGCGATGCATCAACAGAAACTACTTATCCAAATAATTTGAACTCATCTTTCTTTTGTGATTATGTGAGTAAGCCATTGATGGGCAATGAAATTGATTTTTCAGCGAATGCACCCGTGATGAAATGCACGGAGTTTATGAGTTCAATTTTTAAAATGTTCAACTTGGTAGTTGTCCCCGATGCGTTCAATGCCAAACTACTTTCGTTTATTCCAATACAAGAATATTTAGCGAGTGGAACTCAAAAGGATTGGAGTAATATTTTAGACATTAGTAAAGATATTGTTTTAACGTCAACAAGCGATTACCAAGCGCAAGTCAATAGATGGACTTACAAAGAATCAACAGACTATTTAAACAACATTTATAACACGCAAGGTAATCGCGTTTATGGTAGGTTGGAATTGTTAGATCCCGAAAATGATTTTGCAACAAATCAACAAGAAATTAAATTGGAATTTGGAAGTACGCCACTTGCGTTGATTCAAGGAACGGAATTCCCAATACCGAAATTCATTAATGATCAATCCGAATATGTTACACCCACGCCACGAATTTTAAGATTAACAGATAATCCGATTTTAGTAAATGTATGGGATGAAGAAAGCGGTGCGGTTGTAACTGATTATTTGATTAATATGTTTAGTCATTATTCGCAGTTGATACCATCATTAGATTCATACGATTATAATTTTGGACAAGAGAGTCCATTACAACCAGTCGAAGCGATACCATACCAAACACTTTACCAACGTTTTTGGAACGATTATATCGCGAATATTTATGCACCTGACGCAAGAATAATGGAAGCATTTTTTGCGCTCGAATTTGCGGACATTTATAACTTCAAATACAACGATCAAATATTTATTAAAGATTCTTATTGGCGTATTCTTGAAATAAGCGACTACGTTGTCGGTATGCAAGAAAGCGTGAAGGTCAAATTGATGAAGTTAATTAGTGTTGAACCTGATTGTTTGCTAACTCCATCCGCTATTGATGCAAATGGTGAAGTGATTTTTTACGATAGCGAAGGTAATCCAGCTTCATCAACTGAAATTTGTTGTACTAATTATGGTTATACATGGGATGGAATCAGCAAATGCTTCGCGTTTCAACGTGATAGTGATGGGCAAAAGAAATCATTGACAAATGATAAAGTAGAACTAACGAAAGACGTTACTATAAACACGGATAAGTTATTGCAATTACCAAACAATTCCGTTGATTTCAATAATATGCATTCCATCGTAGGTGGTATGAATAACTTTTTAGGCGCGAATAATGATGGTAGCTTAGTCAATGGAAATCGGAATTTCATTAACGCGGATTTAGGTTCGGTTAATGTGATGGGCAGTAATGCAACCGTTATTAATAAAGGTTTAACCATTGGCGGTAATGGTAGTTACAGCGGTGAAATCCAAACGGGAATTGTTCATGCGTGGGGAAGTGGTAACTTTACTAATAACACTACCTACATTGATTTAAAAATTGAAGGTGCGGATAACTACAATATCCCAACTAATACGAATTGGATTCTAAAGATTCTTTTGAGCGGTATGCAATACGGATTAAGCGGAATGGATGGAATCATTACAGGCGAGTATAACATTCATGTTGTCAATCGTAACACAACCGTTCTATTTATTAACGCAACTACCATTGATGAGACCTTTGATAACTTAACAGGATATCTCGTTTGGGATTTAGTTATAAGTGGTGAAACATTTTACCCACGTGTTAAATTAGTAGGCAGCGCATCGTATCCCGAAAACGATATTAAGTTAAGCGCATTAACAACATTTACCCAATACCATTATGAATAACCCACAAATGACATTTAAAAACGTGCAGCAATTAATCCAATTAGGTTATGGATCAAAGCTGCCATCGAATAAAAATAATATGCCCAACTGGCTAACTATTTTAATTAATTTGAGCATAACCGCTACATTGATTATGGGAACTATTTACTTAATCTCTTTATTCTAATGGCAACACAAACGACAGTTATTGAAGTCGATATACAAGGCACGGCGAAAGTCGAATCGATGCGTACACAGATGCGCAAGTTACGTGAGGAATTAGCGACATTACCCGAAGGCACGGCGGAATTCACACGAGTTCAAAAACAACTTGGAGAATTAAAGGATAAGATGGACGACTTAGGTAAGTCGGTCAACACGATGAGCGGTGAACCATTGGAGCGTTTGAATAACTCCTTTGGTATGATTGGCTCGTCTATTTTGTCGTTGGATTTTGGAGCAGCGCAAACAGGTATACAAGGTATTTCATCTGCAATCAAAGATTTCAAATTTGGGGATTTATCGAAAGCTGCCAAAGGTTTCGGGGGAACTATGTTAGACTTAGGTAAGTCGTTAATGATGAACCCAATTTTCGCCATTGCTGGCATATTGCTTTTAATCATTACAAATTTTGAAAAACTAACAAAGGCAGGTGGATTAGTTGGAAAGGTTTTCGGGTTTATTGGTGATCAAATCGCCATCGTTAAAAATGCTGTTGTTGACTTTTTGAATTGGACTGGTATAATAGATACACAAGCCGAAGAACGCGCAGAAGCACAGAAGAAACGCAACGAAGAAATGATTGCGGATTTACAAAAGGCAAATGATGCAGTTGGTAAAATGCGCGATGATTTAGCTCGTTCCAATATGAGCGAACGCGAAAAGGAATTGGCGGATATTAAAAAATGGTACGATGAACAATTATGGTTAGCGCGTGGCAATGCAGATACACAAGCGGAGGTAACTAAATTAGCAAGGGAAAAACAAGCGCAGATTAATGATAAATACGATCAACAAGATTCAGATAAAGCAAAAGCAAGAAGGGAAAAAAATAAAGCGGAAAATGAAAAGGATGCACAAGAAGCTGAGAGAAAAAGAAAAGAAGAATATGATAAAGCTGTAAAGCAACAACAGTTACTCGATGATATTAAACGTGAAGCAGCAAATGAAGAAGAAGCATTAGCGCAAGAAATTCAAAACATTAAGCAAGGTGTACAAGCTACTGAACTTCAAAATGTGCAAGATGAATACTTTGAAAAAATTGAACTTGCCAAAAAATATGGTTTAGATTTTACCGCATTAGAAGAAGAATTAAAAACCAAACAAGCGGAAATAAATGCTAAGTATAGAAAAACGGAAGAAGCTGCAATACAAGAAGAAGTAAAACTAACCAAGTTAACACAAGATCAAAAATATGAAATCTATAAAGCCACTATTGATGGTATAATGGGTTTAAATGATTTACTTACTACAACTGGAATATTAAACGCGGAACAATCTTTTAAAGTTAGTAAGGCATTATCATTAGCACAAGCGACAATAAGTGCAATCGAGGGAACTCAAAACGCATTTAAAAGTGCGCAAGATTCACCTATAACTTCAATTTTTCCAGCTTATCCATTTATTATGGCAGGAAGTGCAGCGGCAGTAGGTGCGGCAAACATCGCAAAAATAGCAGCAACGAAATTCAATGCCAATGGTTCAAGTGGTGGGGGTGGTAATCTTAAACCATCTGGTGGAATGGGTGCAGGTGGCATGGGTGGAGGTTCAACAAATGCACCTGCGTTAGACCTTTCTTTTATCAATAACCAAACAAATCAACCCCAACCGCTACAAACATACGTACTCGCTACCAACGTAAGTAGCGCACAAGAAGCACAGCAAAAAATAAAAGACCAATCTAAAATAATAAAATAATGAGCGAAGTAAAAGTAGTAGAATACACCATTGATGACAGCGGATATCTTGGTGTTAATTGTATTTCATTAGTTGACCAACCTGCAATCGAAATAGATTTCGTAGCATTGAAATCCGAACCAAAGAAAATCACACAAGCCGCAATCGATGAAGGCGATAGACAAATGCTTTACGGTGCGGTTATGTTACCCGAGCAACTTATTTACCGAGTTGATGGAATGGGTGGAGAATACTACGCTAAATACAGCGCAGAAACTATCTCTAAAATCTCGCAAGAATATCTAAAAAGAAACATGCATCACAATTCAAATTTACAACACGAGATACCCATTACAGGTTGTACGGTTGTAGAGTCATGGATTAAAGAAGGTGAACACGATAAGAGTCAAAACTTCGGTTTCAATTTCCCCGATGGCACTTGGTGTATAGGTATGAAGATAGACAATGAAGAAGTTTGGAACGCTGTAAAACAAGGCGATGTGAAAGGGTTTTCTTTAGAAGGATTCTTTACCGAGTTGAGCGATGAATATTTAGCCGAGCAAGAAATCGAAAAAATAATGCGCGAGTTGACCAATGAGTTAAACGCTTAAAAGATATCTCTCTATAAACAAAAAGTCCCCTCCGTTGAGGGGATTTTCTGTTAAAGGAAATTGAATCAAAACTACAACCTATAAAAACTAACGAAACAAATTTAATGTATTTGCTACATATAATTGAGAAAATTAAATTAACAATGAATAAAGTAACTGAAATTGTGAGTAAGTACGCAGACCGCCTAAAGGCATTCGGTATTAAACTGAGTGCAGAAGGTGAGATTGAAAGTGCTGCTCCTGTAAAGATGGCTGTTGCCATTTTAAAAGATGGAACTGAAGTAAGTTCACCCGATGAAATGATTGCCGTTGGTAGTCCGTTGTTCGTTATGGATGCAGAGGGAAATGAAATCCCTGCACCTGACGGAAAGCACGAAACTGCCGAAGGTAAATTTATCGTAACCGTTGGCGGTGTTGTAACTGAAATCCTTGAACCCGAAATGGAATCAGAGGTTGTTGAAGAAGAACAAGCCGCTGCATTTGATGGAGTTAGTAAAGAAGAATTCGAAGCTACGATTAGCGCATTGATTGAGCAGTTCGAAAGCCGCATCAATTCCTTGACTGCTGAAAAAACTGAACTATCTGCGCAGGTGGAAAAGTTGAGCAAACAACCAGCAACCAACAGCGTAAAGAAGTCGAGTGTTAGCGTGAACGCTGCACCGATCAACTTAGCTAAGATGGATTCTAAGAATAGAATTTTCGCAATTATAAACAAATACAAATAATTAAATAAAAAAGAAAAACAATGGCTGATTCATTATCCATTAACAGTTCAACCTACGCAGGTGAATTGGCGTTACCGTATATCAACGCAGCTATCTTGTCTGGAGACACTTTAGCAAAAGGATACGTTACTCTTAAAGAGGGTGTAAAATACAAAGCTGTATTAAAGAAGTTGTCTAATGCTGCTTCTTTGGTTCAAGCTGCTTCATGCGATTTCTCACAAGCTGGAGATTTGCAATTAGACGAGTCAGTTTTGGAAGTTAAAGATTTGAAAGTAAACTTGGAACTTTGCAAAAAAGAATTTGCTCGTGATTGGGAAGCCGCTCAAACAGGTCGCGGATTTATTAACGACGTTGTTCCTGCTAATTTCTCTGATTTCTTGATTGGTTATGCCGCTGCAAAAGTTGCTGAAAACATTGAATTTACAATTTGGCAAGGTACTAATGGTGCTGGAACTTATCCTGCATTTGATGGTTTTGAAGAAATCATTGATGTGAATTCTACTTACTATCGTGCTGCATGGTCAGCTGGTACTGGAACCATGACGGTTGCAACAATTATCGAAAACTTAAACCAAGTAATCGACAATTTGCCAACTGCATTGATTGGTTCACCTGAAACTAAATTATACATGAATCGCCAGTCTGCGCAGTTCTATCGCCAAGCGGTAGCTGCCGAAGGTTATTTGCAACAATTCCAAGCGTCTGCTGATTTCAACTTGCAATTCAACGGATATGATATTTATGTTTGTCCTGGTATCAGCAACGGAACTGTGATCGCTGCACAACCTTCAAATATGTTCGTTGGTGTTGATGCTAACTCTGATTTCGCTGAGGTGAAAGTTGTAGATATGTCTTTGACTGACGCATCTGATAACGTACGCATGGCAATGAGATTCCGCGTAGGAACTCAGGTCGGTGTATTGGGTGATGTTGTTTATTGTTACAACGACTAATTAAATAACCACATATAAAAGGGGGAGTGGTTAACGCTGCTCCCCTATTTATTAAATAAAAAAAAATATAATAATATGGCTACTTGTGAATTAAGTGCTGGATTTGGACTTCAATGTAAAGATGGGATTGGTGGTATTAAAGCTATCTTCATCCAACAACACGAAGATTTTTTAACAGGTGTAACAGCGGATGCAAGTTCCGAAGAAATTGATGGATTGCCTACGAAAACAATTTATCAGTACACACTCCCAAAACACACAGGAATGTTTACCGAAGAAGTTGCTTCTAACGTTGAGAATGGAACTATATTCTATACTCAAACCGTTACAGCTACATTCCACAAATTGAGCGCACCAAGAAGAAAGCAATTAGAATTAGTTGCTAAAAATCGTTTGGTTGTATTCGTTCAAGATAACAATGACAATATTTGGATGGTTGGACGTATCGATGGCGCGGAAGTAACCGCAGCATCAACAGCAACTGGAACTGCAAAGGGTGATTTAAATGGTTACACCATTACGTTCACCGCAGAAGAAGCACACAAAGCGTATCGTTTGGAATCATTTACAAGTATTCCATTTGATAACTTTGGTGGTATTACTGTTGTAGCTCCAACAATTTAATCTAATTGCAGTGAATTACCTGCAATCAAATACGGCATCTCAAACCCTTCTCCTTTCTTTAAAGGAGGGGGTTTTACTTTTTTCAACAACCTATACCGATTATTTATTGGTATTGCAAAATGAATTAACTTCGGAATTATTATACGTTATTCCAACCATTATTAATGAGAACGAAAGGATTACGACTTTGGGTATTAGTACGAATGCTGATGATCCAACTAACGCATCGATTCTTATCGCTCATGGTGGTCGTTGGAGTTATATTGTTTACGGTCAAAATTCAAATACTAACCTTGATCCTACTTCTAATGATGTGGTCGGTGAGATTCAAAGAGGTTTTATCCAATTCAGTTCGCTCATTAATTACTACGATCAACCCACGTTAACAATTCCATCTGATATTGAATATAACAATGCCTAATATAGTAGATGACATAAAACAAAAGTTTGGAGCAACTCAATTAGAGCTGTCCAAATATGTAAAAATTCAACCGATTGAGCGTGAAGATAGGAAGGGATTTGTAACGTTTGGAGAGGGCAATATGTTTCCTCAATATCTAATCGAGTTGTATAACGAAAGTCCTGTTCATGGTAGCGTTGTAAATTCGATTTCTTTCATGATTGCAGGAACTGAATTTGTTTCCAATAATCCACAGGCGACAAATGAGATTAAGCGATTGAATTTAGATAGCATCTTGCATACAACAGCGTTAGATTTAAAATTGCATGGTGGTTTTTATTGGGAAGTTATTTGGTCAATGGATAGAAAAACCATTGCACAAGTTAACCATTTACCTTTTGAGAATTGTCGATTGGCATGTTCCGATGATAATGATGATATCACGGGTATTTATTACTCGCGTGATTGGAACGACACTCGAAAAAAGAAAAATACGCCCTCGTATATTCCGATGTTCAACACGGATTATAAAGACGAATGTCCTAAACAAGTGTTATTCGTTCATTCGATTGTTCCAGGAAGTGAATACTACCCAAAACCCGACTACATAAGCGCGATAAACAATATCGAATTAACGCGACAAATAAGCGAGTACCAAGTTAACATCATTTTAAATGGATTTTTCCCTTCATTAATTGCTTCATTTAACAATGGAATTCCATCGTTGGAAGAACAACGTATGATTAAAAATCAATTACAGCAATCCATTCAAGGTGCTGAAAATGCTGGTAAGGTTTTGACATTTTTTAATGAAGAAAGAGATCGAGGTGTTGAGTTTACTTCGTTCCCTGTGGGCGACATGGATAAGCAGTTTGAAACGTTGGTTAGCCAAGCTGTTGAATCTATATTGGTGGCGCATCGCGTTACAAGTCCTTTGTTATTTGGTATTCGTGATGGTGGCGGATTGGGAAGTAATACCGATGAAATGAAAACTGCGATGCATATTTTCATGAAGCAAGTCATTGAGCCATTTCAACGTATGATTACTACGAGCGTTGAATATTTGTTGGATAGTGAAGGTATTACAAGCGATGTTTCAATAGTTCAAAATGATTTATTCATTGATGCTGCGCCAACAACAGATGCGACTTCATCGACTCCAACTGATGTAGCAAGCCAAGCATTGAATGGTGCGCAAATTTCATCGTTATTAGAAATCATTACTCAAACAACTGCGAATGTTTTAACGCCAACGAGTGCGAAGGCAATTACAAAAGCGGCATTCCCTACGATGAGTGATGCGCAGATAAACACGATTTTCGATAACTTATCAAATGTCGTTTTAGATCCTACGCAAATAGCGCAAAAAAAAAAAGTTGATTTAGCAGATAGCTTTGAACCAACCGATGAGATGGCAGATGAAGCCGAATTGGGTTTAAAGTGGCGCGATGAATACGGAAGGGGTGGAACGGAAGTAGGTGTAGCACGTGCGCGTGATATAAGCAATAAAAGAAATTTATCTTTTGATACGGTTAAACGTATGAACTCTTATTTCTCGCGTCATGAAGTAGATAAAGAAGCGATTGGTTGGAATCAAGGCGAAGAAGGTTTTCCATCCGCAGGTCGTATCGCTTGGCAATTATGGGGAGGTGATGCTGGTCGTGATTGGGCAGCGAGAATAATCGAAAGTAATACCAACGAATTAGACCAAATAGCGGAAGCATTAATAGAACTGGGTGAAGAACCAAATGAAGATTGGATTTTGTTAGATAGTTACGAAGTAGATTATGAAAATGACGACATTGAAAACGAAGCGTTAGCGCATATCTTCGATGGTATTGAAATACAACAATCGACAAGTACAGGAACTGCAAAACCAAACGCAAAGAGTGACCAAGATAAAGTCATTAATGGAAAGACATATTACACACGTTACCGTTATAGTGGTCGTGTAACATCGTCAACTCGCCCATTTTGCTCAAAGATGTTAGCCGCTGATAAGCTATATAGAAAAGAAGATATATTAGCGATGAATAACAAAGCAGTTAATCCAGGATGGGGACCGCGTGGAGCTGATACATATAGTTGTTGGTTATTTAAAGGCGGGGGCAACTGTGGCCATTGGTGGAGCAAGGAGTTATACATTAGCGCGAAAGGTTTTGGATTAGATTTAAACAATCCCAACGTACAAAAAAAGGCGTGGAGTATGGCGGAAAAAGCAGGTTATAAAATCCGCAATAACTATTTAGTTGAACAACGTCCAATCGACATGCCGTATAATGGATTTTTACCCGATAACCCACGTTTTGCAATCAAATAAACACGAATAAAAATGGCAATACAACCCGAAATATTATTAATTACAGAGGATTATTTAAAGAAATACACAGCAATTACAGACGCTGTTGATCCCAATATTATCAGACCTGCAATTTATTTGGCGCAGGACAAACAAATAACGAATTATTTGGGTACTGATTTAATGAATAAAATAAAAGCCGATGTTAGCGCAGGAACAATTAGCGGTGATTATGAAACATTGTTGAATGATTACGTGTTAAAATCGCTATTATGGTGGACTATGGTTGAACTTTATCCATCATTACTTTACAAACATGATAACGGTAATCTTGTTAGCCGACAAAGTGAAGATACCACGCCAGTAACGAAGGGCGAAATGGAATCATTGAAAGAAGCTGCACGTGATAACGCTCGTTATTACACCAATCGGTTGGTTCAATATTTGTGCTATAATAGTTCATTGTTTCCCGAATACACATCGAACTCAAATAATGATATTTCACCTGACCGCAACCCATACGGTAAAAGTAGTTTTTTAATCAGCGATTCATATAAATATAACCGAGTTAAATGGACACTAAAAGACTTCCTTCCACCATCGTATTAAAGAGAAAAAAAGAATACGAAAAATTATTAAAGCAATATCTGAAAAAACAATACGAAATTAAAAAATGAAATGGTCATTGTTTTTAAAGGGTAAGTTTTGGTTGTTAGGCATCATTACAATTTTCCTTCCCATCAAAGAACTAATGATTACCATTGGTTTTTTGGTTGGTGCTGATATGGTAGTCGGCATTTGGAAAGCGTTAAAAGTAGGGCAGCGTATTCGTTCAAGACGAATGTCGGATAGCGTGACTAAAATGTTATTATACCAACTCGCAATCGTAAGCGGTTTTTTAATCGAAACCTATATCATTGAACAATTAATACCCATCACTAAATTGATTGCAACCGTCATTGCCATAATCGAATTTAAATCCATTGTGGAATCCATTGAAGCGGTTACAGGAAAGGATTTATGGGGTAAGATTAAGACGTTAATAGGTCGTAAAAGTGAAGATTTATCCAATGCCATGAACGATGAGCCAACTAAGTAAATACACCACGTTACAAGAAGTAACAAAAAGCAATCAGGCAACAGCGTTGCGCATTGCTAATTTGCCAAATGCTGAACAAATCAATAATTTGAAGTTGGTTTGTACGGAAGTATTTGATAAAGTGCGCGAACACTTTGGTAAACCCATTGGAATAAGTAGTGGATTTAGAAGCATTGAATTAAACAACCGTATTGGCGGTGCGAAGAAGTCACAACATATGGAAGGAAAGGCACTCGATATCGATGGGGATATTTTAGGCGGTGTGAGTAATAAAGAGATTTTTGAATACATAAAAAATAATTGTATATTTGACCAACTCATTTGGGAGTTTGGTACAGAAAACAATCCCGACTGGGTTCACGTTAGTTTTAATAAGGAAGGAAATAGAAAGCAAATACTACGAGCCATAAAAAGTGGCGGCAAAACTATTTACCAACCTTATTAATTATGCCGAGAGAAATTGGAGACAAAAACAAATTAGCGAGAGAAGTTCGAAATCGTTTTCCTGACACGCCAACGTTAACGCTCGCAAAGAAATTAGCCAAAGAACATTTCGAAACTTTTATCAGTGTTGAGGATGCGCGAAGTACATTGCGCAGAATTGAAGGTAAAAATGGTAAAAGTCATTTGCACGAATTAAAAGATAAATCGTTGTATCGCACAGAGGATAGACCACGCAATCCATTCAATTTACCGAAGTCATATTCGAAAGGTCGCAAACATTTCGAGGTAAAAGGAAATAAAATATTAGTGTTATGCGATGTGCATATACCATATCATGACATTAGCGCGTTAAGCGTAGCCATTCAAACGGGCATCGATGAAAACGTTGATACTATCATTTTAAATGGCGATGCACTTGACTGCCATATGATTTCTGATTTTGTTAAGGATCCAAAGAAGCGGAAATTCAAAGATGAACTTTACGCGATGCGTGAGTTTCTTTGTGAGTTACGCGCGAACTTTCCCAATGCTGAAATCATTTACAAGGAAGGCAACCACGAAGAAAGATACTGGCGTTATATGCGCGTGAAAGCACCTGAATTATTCGACATTGATGCGTTCGATTTCCCATCATTAACCCATTGTGATAAGTACGACATCAAATGGTTGGATGGCAAAAGCAAATTAAATGTAGGTGGGTTGTCTATATTTCATGGTCACGAATTCGGTAAGCAGTTTTTACCAAGTGTCAACGTTGCAAGAGGATTATTTTTAAAGACTAAAGCCAATGCAATGTGTGGACATCATCACCAAACAGCAGAACACACGGAGCGCGATGTTAATGGCAAAATAATAACGTGTTGGGGTGTGGGTTGTTTGAGCGAATTAAGTCCTGATTATAATCCTTACTCCAAATACAATCATGGATTTGCCATCATTACCAAAGGAGTTAACAGAAATTTCAGCGTTAAAAATTACCGGATTCATGAAGGTTCAATATATTAATCTCATCGCGTTTTGCGTTGGTCTAATCGCTGCGTTTTTAATTGGTAGGCATTCCATCAAATGCAATCGGTTACCAAATGTAACCACTTCAGATACGGTTGTTATATGGAAAGCGCAAATAGACACTATTCAAAAGGAACGCATTAAACTAAAAACAATTTATGAAAAGCAAGTTGATACTATTTACCTTTATGATAGCGTTGCCATTGATAGCGCATACACAAAAGCAATTCAAAAGCTCATTGAAAGTGAGGGAGCTGGATTCTTTAAGTGAAGAAAGGCGATTGGTATTGTTGGCGATAAACAAAATGTATTATCTGAATTATGATAATCAAAAGTTAAGTCGAGAAAATCAAGCGTTAACCAAGATAAATGAGCGCAATGTGTTATATATCGCACAAATTGAGCGCGATTTGAGTGATATAAAGGACATTAATAAGGGATTAAACGAGGGATTAAATGAGGAATTAAAACGAAAAAAAAAGTGGCGCAAAGCCACTCTTTTGATTGGTAGTATTTATGTATTTACTGCTGCTATTATTTATCTTCAATAGTTAAATAACCTACTACAACTCCTATTCCTGTAAAAGCCGAAATAGTATAAACACATTCAGCTTTTCCAATTGGTTCCCAATTACATTTATATGCTTTGTAAATGCATTTTATTTCACCGATTAATCCTGCAATAACTAATCCTATCCAAAGGATTAATACCAATAAGCTAATATTGTCTTTCATTTTATTTATTTTTTTTTAACTTTATTATACGTTTTAAGTAGATAGCAAAGTCGAGTGCTTCCTCGTATGCGTGATGTAACCATTCTTGTTCACTTAAATTGGCTTTGTCAACAGTTACTCCGTACTTAACACGCCCCATTTTCTCGCGTGAGATTAGATCCGCAATCACTTCTTTGTAAGTGTCGCTTTGGCAGTTGTCGAAATCGTGTGTTATATTCATTATTTTCTTCTTTTTAATCCTATTGAACAAAGATAATCATCAATTTCTTCTGGCATACTTTCGATTTGATTTTTTAATTGTGTGAAATATTCACGATTTGAATCATCACATTTTTCTAAAATTGCACCGCTTATTATTTGAAGAATTACATATTGTTTAGATTCATCCTCAAATTGTTCTATTGATATTAACCGCTTATCTAATGACTGAAACACTACAAATTTTTGAAGTGTAGCGGTATATCTATAACTATACCAGTCTTTCTTTTTTTCAATTTTGATTTCATCAAATTGAATTAAATCTAATATATTACTCATTTTATTTCTAATTTAGGTTGAACATCTTTTTGTTTACGGATATATTCGGTTAGTTCGGGAAGCATCCAATATCCATAGGTGGACATCTCATAAGTAAAATCATCAATCTGTTGAGTGATGTCTGGCAGTATTGCACCATCTGCATTCCACAACGCTGTTATTGTCTTTCCATGTTCGCGTTGAATGCTATCGTTAAGGCGTTTTAATAACATCTTTGTTTGATGATTGTAAAACCATTTGATCGGTTCGCATTCGTCACCTGCGTAAATGGATGCCTGTAACCACATCAACAGATTCAACACCTTTACTTTTTCAAGTTCTTCTTTTGTTATTTCAGTTTTCATCTTGACCTCCGTATGTTTCGTTGTAGTA